GCATGTATCTTTATTATCGACCGTAAACTCCATTCCTGTTTCCGAATCGTACATCCTGCTCTCCAGTTAGAAAAAAAGGTGGGGGTTGCGTGAAGGGAGGGCCGCGCAACCCCCTGGTCCCGTCTAGAACGGGAAGTCGCAGACAACTTCCTTATCGGAAATGTCACCTGCTATTGCACACACATTGTCTGTTACCGCAGCGGAAACGTCTAATGTGCCATCTGCGCCAGCACCAGTGGGAGTTAAAGGATCTCCGTCTGCACCAGCAGTTAAAGCGAGAGCAAGAGTTGCCGGTCCCTGAATTTGGAACCAAGCATATTCACCATCGCCTGGAGCGGACTGGCAAACGCCAGCACCAATCTCCACGGAATCAGACAGATCGGAACTGCAAGTGTGGTTTTTGTATCCGTCAAGCGTGTAGTAATACGCCACTTGTCCAGATACAGCCGCTACACTACCAGCACCCGTATCATACTTCATCCACTTGAAAGTTTTTACACCATCAGACGTTACGTTCTGCCCGATAGCGCCTAAACCGTGATCATCCGTGGTGGATGTCTCATCGGCATCAATGCCTAAGATGTAAGCCATAATTTTTACCCCTTAAGCTAGTATGACGCCCTGACGGGCGGCATTGGACATGGTCATATTCCCAGCCCATACGATTGGTACTACGGTCGCATCTTGGTTAATGGCACCCTTACGTTCTAGTGGTACCATGTTGCGATTCCGGTGAGGACGCCAGAAAATATACTGAGTATTCAGCATATACATTCTAGTAGTACTACAATCCTCGTCGTGGAACACATCCGACTTCCTGAACTTCAGTGAATCGAAGCCAGCCGTACCCGTGTCATCCGTGGTAATCCGCTGAATTGTCGTCAGGGAATTCCAGAAGAACTCAAAGTATGAAGTGCCAGCTACGGCAAAGTCAGGAGCTTCAGACGCCGATGACCCCTTTTTACATGATAAATAAAGGGTTCTCATTGCAGCCTGAATGGTGGTCGCACTGGCGGTTATACTTTCATCGGAGAAATCATAGATCTTATTTCTCCAGAACGAATAAGTCGCCCTGTTAATTCCACCAACTGTACCGCTAGTCGGAGCATCAGCTACCAGACTTTGCAGCCCGCCAACCTGTTTGCTTGAACTACCAGTACCGTCTGAGAAAATACCTGTCGAGAGATTGTTTGCCATCGTTCTCTTGGCGTTGGAAATTCTTCCTTCCAAAAGATCGATAACTTTCTCACGACCAGCATTTTGAATGTCCGCTTCGAGACCAGACCAAGTAACATTAACTGCCGCTTGTTTCCAGTTGAACTCAGCAGCGGAGAATACTTCACTCGGTGCTACATTGAGGACTTCATATCCACTGTAGTACTGAAATGTCGAGTTCTCTGCATATTCAAGTTCTTGAACCAGAGTCCGGCCACCGTCAGCGGGCTTGATATTCCCACGCTCCTCCAATCTACGAAGTAGCGCGAGGTCACTCGTAATGTTATCTGCAAATTCGCCTGAACGGTTCCGCAGAGTAGTAGTTACGATCTCCGAAAGATTCGGAGCTGCCATCGCTTGGGTATCCTTCTAATTTGTTGCCTCTTTCCACGCATCACTCAATTCCTGTCGGAGACTTTTGTCTGGGACAGAAGGAGCTTCAGCAGTGGAACGGATCGTCGTATCTGCGCGTCTTGCACGGCTTGTACGCTGGCGCTGATTTTTCTTTTCCTTTGCAATTACATCGGCTTCGTTGTTTGAATCCCGCGCTGTTAAGAGTTTTTCTCGTGTATCGGGATGTAACCAGACCGCTCGTTGATAAACATCTTCAAGCTCAATGGTCTTCCCGGCAGCACGATCAGCAGTCGCTAGTTCCGTCATGGCCCCTTGGACTGCCTCGAAATGCGGGTATTTCAAATTTCCGTCGTCGTTCTTTACAGTGGAAAAAGTATCAATCATCGTTTGCGCTTGTCGCGTTGCAGCATCAACTTGAGTTTGGCTAATAGCCTGTTGAGTCTGCTGGTTTACATTTGCGACTTGCTGTTCAACCGCGTTGAGACGTTGTTCCGTTGGATCGGCAAACGTTTCATCATTAACAGAACCTAGATCGACCCCGGTCTGTTGAGCCAGCCACTGAATTGTTTCTTTGGGCGCGGTTGCAAGAGAAGTCCGTATCGCCATTAATTGTTTGACAACGTTTCTCTCGTCCACCCCCTCCAATCGTAGCTGTTCCCTGTACGGCGCTAACTCTTGGTCTATAGGTGCTAAGCGGGTTAGTACTTCACGCTGACTAGCAAGCTCCTCTTGGCGCTTCTGATGAAGTGCCTCAAGGCGTTCCCCCTGAGTCAGTGCGAATGTTTTCGCTTCCTCGGGGAGCGTTCCAAATGCTTCACGCTCCTCGGTCGGCCAGTGCTCGGGCGCAATTACCCCCGTGGCCTCTGCAACCCCCTCTTCGGGCGCTGCTTCCTTTTCAGGAATCTCTGTTTCTTCCGGTTTCTCTTCCGGTGTATCTTCAACTACTTCTTCCGCAGCGGCTAATGCTTCGCGCAGGTCGTCTCCGACTGTTGGTTTTTCTTCTTCGATGACTTCCGTCTCAGTCTCGCTCATTTCTATCCCTCATAAATTTGGACTTTTCGTTGCCAACTTCAATGCAGTTATGATCTTTCAAATGGTCGCGATGCTGTCTACGGCCTCCAATCATCTCTCCGGTAATAATGGATTCATACGGATTTAAATCACCAATTACGTTATGAACATTCTTACGTTCTTGATGCTTGGGAACTAACTTCCCGTCTCTGATTATATAAGTTTTACGCACCAAGAGCCGCCTGTGCATCAAACATTATCTTTACCTTTTCCTGTTCAAGCTCTTTCTCTTTAAGCTCAATCTCAGCCCATTTCAACCGCTGTTCGCCATCCATCTTTGCAATATCCAGTTGCATCTTCTGTTGAGCAAACTGCGCTTTCTGCTGCTCCTTTAGAATATCGACTTGCTGTTTACTGGGTTCTTGTTCGTTTTCCGGGAATGGTGTCTCCAGTAAATCCTCGATCTCCCTGCTGACCTTGAATCGCCTGGACGCCCACAAAAGGATTTTCAAAGCGACTTCTCTGGGAATTCCACCTGATGCTTGCATCTGCATAAACGCCGCAACAGCCTGGAGATATTCCCCTACCGCAGCCTTGTCCGATGCTTCATCTGCAATCACAGTCGAGTCTGTTTCTACTTCGATCTGATAGGAGTCGTCATCTCTTAGTAAATCAAGTATCTCGGGAGTGACCGGCAGACCTGTCATACGGGTCATTGTCTCCGCTGAGAATACTTCCCCGATTACTTCCGCCATTAATCTAAATAAATCCCTTACAAATCTCTCGACCTTCTTTTGCCTTGGCAATAAACGAAGAGAAGAGAACTGCGCTTTCAGCAACTGTGCGCCCTTGGTTTCCCTCGGGTCTGTAGAACCTCTTTGAATATCGGATATACCAGTCAGTTCATAAATACTCTGAATCAGACGTATTCTCTCCTGGTACATTCCAACCAGAACCTGTGCCGTCGATTCAATAGGAATGAAATCCATTGACCCACGGAAGCCGCCTTTTTCCGAAAATGCCTGCCAGTTGTGAGCAGGGATCATAGTGCCTTCCGCTGTATTAAAGATATTCCCTAGCTCTTCATTGGCAGCATCGTAAACACCACGGACTTTCAGCATACTTACCAGATGGTCAATCCGTCCGGTAATGTCGTCTAATTCGTCAGCTTGATCTTTGTAGAGATCGAACTCCGGCACCGGCAGCATGGTCCGGTCTGTCTCAATCGAATACATAGGCCTCGGAATGGGGAAGAAGTTTTTTAAGTTTAACGGATCATCCCGTCTGTCTAACGGTTCATTCGAGCCTTCCCCGATAAAGATAACCTCCAGCTTTCTCTTGTCCCATATCTCCCAGACCCTACAACGCTTGACAACATCATCCGGCAATTCAGGATCATAGCCATCAGGCAGGATCATCAACGGAGCGTTCTTACCTTTTTCCCCGAAATTCTCAATCAAGTCCTCACGGGTCTGGATAGATTCAAATGCAATCCATTGAACCTCCGACCACTGGCGGGCTGGCCCAAAGCGAATCTGATCCCACGGTATAAACTGAACTTCTACGGTTTCATCGACAATCGTTTCCTCTTCAGAGGAAAAGAACGCGCCTTGGTCATCAAACTGGGCCTCTTTTTCATCACCATTCTCATCGAGAAACCTGGTAAATGGTTCCATATCGGAACTGGCTTCCGTAAGCTCCATCCGAGTAGATACGTTTTCATACTTGGGCCGGTAATGAACCCTGGAAATACCACGTCCGGTCAGTAGCATATCCTGAACGGTGCGCTCCATAGCGACATCAAACTCGGAGTTGTCAATCATTGCCTCGATGCCGCGCTCGATTATCATCGCGCCACCTCTGGCGGCTGCGTCTCCCATACCATAACGTCTGCGAACATCCGGCTTTGCTGTATTGGAATACATCGCAGGACGCAACGTCTCCGTATTCGCCCACAGAATGTTGAACGTCTTGCCCTTTACAGTTGACTCGTTGCGGTAACGCTTTTCAATCTTTTCGGCTGATCTCCGCCACTTGGCTTCCCGCTTGGTCGCAAGTGTTATTTCATGCTTCCAGCGTTGGACGATTTCATCAGGTCCGTGGGTTTCTTCGTTTATCAATTTAATCCTCTGATCTTTTCAGTATATTTAAGCATGTCATCAAATGATGGTTGCTTGGTTATCTCTGCCGGTTTAACAGGACGCTTCTTCGCCCATGATCTCGACATGCAAGCATAGCGCCATTCGTCCGCAGCGTGATCTTCGCTGGACGTGTCAACATCTTCAGCACGATGGCTGTCATGTGGCAGACTCGGGATTGTTCTAATAGAATCCCGGCAGGTCTTGAAACAGTAAATCATCGGACGATCTTCTCCGATCATTCTCGATCTCATTTCCGCCCAGCCTGACATGGCACCCCTGGCGCCGACTCTGCGGTTGTCTGCCTTACGCCATACGA